CCCGTAGAGGACGATGTAATGTCACCCAGTACCAAGGTATTCTCCTTCCCTATAAAGTCTCCTGACGGAGCTGTAGTAGCCTCTGAGATGGGTGCTATGGAGCAGTTAGAACTGTGGGAGATATACCAAGACTATTGGTGTGAACACAAACCATCAATGACGTGTTACTATCGTGATGATGAATTCTTAGAAGTAGGACAATGGCTGTACAACAAGTTCGATAAGATTAGTGGTGTATCGTTCTTACCGTACAGTGAACACACCTACCAACAAGCGCCTTATGAGCCTATTGATATAGAGACTTATGAGAAGCTAAAGGCAGAGTTCCCGGAAGACATTGATTGGAATATCTCTGAGAACTCTGACATGACTGAAGGATCGCAACAGTTAGCTTGTACTGGTAACAACTGCGAGATCTAATCCAACTCTACTGACATGTAGTCTTGGTAATCCTGAAGTCCTTTACGCTGCAGCGTTTCGTTAAACTTGCGAGCCTGCAGCGTTTTTACCCAGTTAGGACCAAACCTTTTAGTACCTTCCTGTATAAACTCTCGCATCAATGCCTTATTAGTAGAAGGATTGACAGCCCTTGAAGAGTGATACTCAAGCATACGCTTCTGCAACGATGCTCTTGCTGATCTAAATCTTTCTCCTGCAACAAGACCACCCAGTATTCCATCTTGATATGGCCTAGATAACTCACGTAGTAAAGACAGTTCAGCAGAGTTTAACGTAACACCCAAGAACTCTTTGTTAATAACAGGTATGTTAGCTTGCGTTCTGTAAATATACTTCTGCACCTCTGTTTGATTAGTAGGGACAAAGTTCATTTTGGTTATAATTTCAAACGCATTCTGACCTTGGTCTACTCCTTCCAGCTGAGTTGTATCAACAGGTAACATTTCCCTAACGCCAGGAATTCTCTGCATTATACGCTCGTATGGTTCTCGTGCTATGCGTTCTTCGTCATCAATAATACGTGCTAAGTCTGATACACCAGTAGGAATAAACCCTTTAACTAAGTCTGCTCCGTAATCTTGTAGACCTTTACCTTTATCGTACTTAAAGTAATCTAAGAACTTAACCATGCCTTCTAGTATTGTTTTGTTTAAGGTAGCGTTAAGTAATGCAGTTGCTGTTTCATCAATAGCTGTGTTGATTGCACTGTAGTCAGGATCGTCAGTATCTCTTTCTTTCATGACAGCTTCCCATAGATCTACGTATAAGCTAAGAACAGTACCTACAGGCTCAATGCGTTCAAACGGTACGTATACATCACCCACTAGAATAGACCTTTCAGGAATACCTGCTTGTTGCCATCTGCGTCGTTCTTGTGCATCAATAGGAGAGCCAACTATAAAGGGTAAACCTTCCTCATTAGATTCTGCAAACAACGTACCAATACCAAATAAAACAGGAGTACCCAATGCTACGCGAACGAGATAGTCATCCATGTCTTCTTTAGCCAACTCAACCTTTCCTTCCTTAATTTTTTTCTTAAGTACTTTAGGGCGCATGAAAGGTATCAATGCAAGAGGAGTATACGACACCCCTTCCATTACAATGTTGTACGGGGTCTTTGCAAAAGGAAACTGAAGATTAAGAGCCAGTGCTTTTAGATTGTCGCCTAAAGAATACTCAGGACCAATCTTAGCCTTTTCTCTGTTGATCATGTTGATCATACCGGGAATGTTAAAGGTTCCGGGTTTGTCGCCAAGCCTACGTTGGAACGTCATGTTCAAAGCAAACTCACGTATATCCTCGTAAGGTATGTCTTCAGGAGAAAATAAATCTTGAAAGAATGCATTGTTCTTTTTTTCTAGTGCTTGGTTAGCTGCACGTACCGCTCTAAATTTAGCTGCTTTAGTCTGAGTCTCTGCTAACTCAAGCTCACCTTGATACTTAGCGTTGTGTACGTCCATAACCTCGTTAAAGTATTGGTTATGTAGTTCATCTACTGACACACCTTTAGCAGCTGCATCTTTTAATGCTTGCTTTCTAGCCAACTCAGAAATCTTTAGCATCCTAAAAAATACTTTAGATGATTCATCAATAGCAACAGCAGCTCTTTGAGGTATAGTTAACCACCGCAGACTTTCAGGAACTTTTTGGTTAGCCATGTACTCAATGTCAGTAATAAACCTGACCACTTCTTCATCACTAAGATTAATTGAATCAACAAACGCAGCAATATCTGCTTCAGTAATGCTATCATCTGTTGCAGCCCACGAACGAACATAAGCTTCTTTAGCACGTTTACGTAATTCTGGTTCAGAGATGCCTTGGGTACGGGCCACATACTGGATGTCTTGACCTATGTCAGATGCGATGCCTGTCTTCATAGCAGAGGCAAAGTACCTACCCATGTTGGCAAACATCTGAGAATCTCTACCAGCTAGTGCAGCAAAAGCAGAATAAGTATTAACTACCCCGTTTCGTATCATAGAGTTAGGAACGTATAAGATACCTTGTGCCATAGCAGAAGCTATGTTAGCCATGAGCATTCCTGTTGATCCTAATAAAGAGTTGTTATATGCAGAAGCTATAACAGATAATGTATTAAAATTCTTAGTGCCTCCATCATTCAACAGGCTCCTAACAAGTTCAGGGCGTAAAGACTCAAACTCTTCAGGCATAGAGTCAACAGCAGCAAGAACTCTGTTAATGCTTTCTTCACACTCTTTTGATATAACTTTTCTAGCCACACTTAACTCCAAACAGGTTGGTGATTAGTTGATTGCGATTAACACGACGTGTATTCTCTGCTACAAAACGCTTAGTCTTTTTAGCTTGCAGCATAATATGAGAAGCAGCACGACCGTTAGTGCGTTGTAACTCTGCAATATAATTATTAAAGTACAGATCTTCTACTAACTTAACCATCTCAGCACTGTCAGCTTGACCATCCTTCTTCAGCTTACGCATTTGCTTTAGAGTCTGATCTACTCTGTTGTTAGCTTCAATAAACAGAGGGCGCAGTGCTTCCATTTCTTCTGGTGAAAATATTCTGTTCTGAGGCTGATCCATAATAAAGTCTACAAGTGTATCATAGTCTCTACCAATTGGACCTGCTTTTAATCTAGCAGCTGCTTGCTCTACGTTTTCATAAGTAAACTTACGCTCAGAAATAGTAGGAAGGTTTTGAATAGCCCAGTCAACGTCCTCGTCTTTAAAACCCATTTGCTTAGCTTGTTGACGTTGCTTCTGTTCTGTTGATGCAGCAAGCAATTCAGCACGACGACCTATTTCTTCTTGGGTCATTTCTTCCTGTCTGCCTATGTCTCTACCTACAGGCATATCTGCTCTATCTCTAGCAGTAGACGGTGGCATCTCACCAGCCCGACGCGCTGCTGCTTCATCAATGCCTGCTGATACTTCTTGTGCATACTGAACTGCAGGACGTACGCCAGCAGAAGACGCACTAGGTGGAGCATCTAATCCTAGTCGTGGAGCAGCATCATCAGAGTTAAGAATATAATTTAACTTGTTCGCTGCATCAGTAACAGGATCACCAGTCTCTTTAGGTGGTGTTAGTTTTACGCTAATCTCTGCATCAGTAGGATTGTTTAACTCTAATCTGTTTTTCTTGTTGACAATCTGCAAAGGATTATCGTACCCTACACCTGATATAGTAACAACGTATCCGCCGTTAGGTGAATAATCTAAACCAGTAAGCGTATCTATTTCTTCCTGTAGCTCTTCTGCTCTTCGTTCTGCACGAGCCTGCCTAGCTTTAGCACCAGCCTCTCCCGGTTGTAGCTCTTCTTTGCGGCGAGACAGTCTATCTAGCTGGTTCTCCAGAGAAACAACCTTCTCTTTAATGACAGCAGATTTTTCGTTAGCTTTGTTGAGTTCGTTTTGTCTAGCAATACGTAGCTTCTCTATCTGTTTCTCGATAGGCTTACGCTTCTTACGTCCTACTTGTTGTGCTTTCTGCTCAAGGTCTGCAATCTGCTGATCTATGTTTTGTACCTTAAGCGTAGCAGGAGTAGACTGAGTAACCTGAGGTGTAGGCTCTACAGAAGCAGTAGTAACAGGAGTTTCTACAGGTCTGTTCATTCGAGGCTTGTAGTCTTGACCAGCAAGCGCAGTTGGCTGTAAAGATACAGGCTGTGGTGCTAGTTTTGGTTTTGTTTCAGTCGGACGTAACGGTGGAGTAACGGCAGCCCCTACAGCACCAACGCCAGCGCCTAGTCCAGCACCTATGCCAGCACCATAAATAGTATTCATTAGGCGACTGTCACCAAACTCTTCGTATACAGGAATAAGCGCACCCTGAGCCGCACCCTCTGCACCGCCACCAGCAGTAATACCTAAAGCAGTAGCTACTCTAGGAGCATTAGGTAGGAGTTTAGTAGCGCCTGCTACACCTAATTTAGCGCCAGTACCGCCAACAGCTAAGCCAACAGGATCAGCAACAGCACCCGTTAACATACCTGAAAAGTAATCTTCAGGCGCTCTAGCTAGTTCTACTCTAGTATCAAATTCTTCTTCGAGGGACTTCTTAGGTGCTAAGCCTAAACCACGAAGAGAATCCATTAATCCATCTGTAAAGCCAGCTATAGATGCTGCGTTTATACGTTGAATACCCATACCAGCAGGAGCAAACGGAGCCATCTCTGCAGCCTGTGCAGAAGTAAGACCACTAAACCCAGCCTCTTCAGGGCCAAGCTCTTTAGCCCTACGCTGGACAGCCGCGTTCATCAGAGTAGCGCGAACTTGCTCTGGTATTTCATTAGTAGGGGTATCCCCAAAGATCACTAACAGATCATCTACGGGTATTTGATCAATAGGCGTATTGCCGTATTTTTCTAATAGTTTTTCTACTGTAGGTGTCTGCTTAGTGTCGTCTTCTTTAACGACCAGCTGTACCATTATTAACGACCCATTAATTGATTAAGAGTAGGAACTGTACTTGTAGGTTGAGTAGGTTGAACACCTCTTTCAGGAACTTTTTTAGGAGACCATACATATTCAAAGTCTTGACCTATTGCAGAAATAGCAGTATCATTTAATAGGTTGTCAATTCTTTCAGGAACATTACCATCTTCATCTAAGTAAATCTCTAGCTTGGTTGGCTTTGCAGTAGGAGCAGGTTGACCCATAGCAGCTAGCATAGGATCTTGTCTACCTTGATAAGTAACTAACAAAGTACGCTTACGTTCTGCTTTAGATTCTTTAGCTTTAGACAACTGACTAGCTTCTGCCCTCGCTACCTCTGCCGCTGCTTTACTACCAAACGCATTTACCGCAAGATTAATAGCTTCCTGCCTGTTATCATCAGTTATCGTGTTCTTGTTTAACCACTTAGCCCACTCTCTTGCTTCTTCTACATCGGCATCTTGGTCAAGACGAGTTAGTATCTGTGCCTGAGTAAGACCACGGTACTCTTCTTTCTTATCATCCGGTACGTACTTATCAAAGAATGTCTGAAACTGTTCTTCAGTAGTTTGCGTTGCCTTACGACTACGAACAGCTTGTAGTTGATTTTCTACTGCAGTAACATCACGGCCAGCAGCCGTTGCCAGACTACGTATACGAGTCTCAAGACTAGCAATCTTTTCGGGGTTGGTTTCAGTTATGTACTGTTGATACAACTTGTTTAACTCAGCAGCAGCCTCTTCTTTTCTACGGGCGTCCATACCTGCTTGAGCAGCATCCATTTGTTTTTGAGCAGCAGAAATCTGAGCAGGAGTTTGTGCCGTCTGCATAGCATACTGTGCACGTTGCATAGGAGTTGCGTTACGTAATGCTTGCATTTGCTGTTGTTGCATCCGCTGTTGTTGTAGCTGTCCGGGAAGCTGCCCTGCTTGTTTTGCAGCAGTAAACAACCCTTGTTGGTATGAAGGCTGGAGAAGACCTTGTAAAAATGTTTGTGAAAACTTAGCCATGATTTATTCCTGCCTTATTAACCAAATATGCCTAAACCTTTTAAAATATTTAGTGCATCTGCAGCACCACTTCTTTGCGGAGTCATTGCACCAGACAACAAGTTAGCACCTACACCACCCAACAAGTTAGCTCTTGCTTGTTCTGCGATAAGCTGTGCCTCAAGACCAGACATAGTAGCTTCACCGAACATACCTGCACCGAACTGACGTGTTTGTTGTTCTAGCTGCTGCTGCCCAACGCCGGGTTGAATACCAGCTATCAACTGCTGTTGTGGTATGTAACCTGCACCAAGGAACTGCTGGCCTAACGCTGCTTGCTGCATTTGTTCTGCTTGTGCTTGTTGCATTGCACTTATCATTGCTTGGTTACGTGCTTCTTCTTGTGCTTTAGCTAACGTCAGTGCTTCAGGAGTACCGCCAAATTGTGATGTCCGAGTACCCAATCGACCCTGTGCAGCCAAGCGTTGCTCTAGTTCTTGACGCTGTCGTTGTTCTTCAGGAGACATAGCGGTACGCATACGCCGGAATATTTCTTGTTCACGCGCTGCTGTAGGTTGCGTTGCTTGTCCAAAGAAACCACCAGCGCCACTAAGCAATTGTTGCTGTAACGCCTGTTCTTCAGGAGACAACGTCATTGTAGTTTGAAGAGTACCTTCAGGAGTCATCATAGAACCAAAGCCAGCACCAGTAGCAGTAGTCACAGTAAACGGTTTAAACTGTGACATCTCTAACTGTCTTGCTGCTAGTTCTTCAGCACCTGTTCTAGCTTCTCGTCCTATGTCACTAAGACGACCATAAGCCTCTCCTGTTAAAAGGCCACCAACAATGCCCGGAAGCAAAACACTAGGTTGTGTTATGTAGTCGGCTAGACCTCCTAAAAAATCAAAGAAGCCTCCGCCTCCAATATCATCTGTTGCTACAGCCATGTCTTACTCCTTTAAAGCAGCTTTCCTATCAAAGCCATTACGTTAATCTCCTGTAGTGATAGCTGTGAGCCGTCTATATCTGCTTCTAAACCCACAACAACACTTGTTCCATATCCTGTAGCGTTAAGACTACGTTGGTTAGTCAATGCACCACCAGTAAATTCTACGGTAGTGTATTCACTTTCACCGTAAAAACCAGTAATCTGATCTCCTACTGTAAACTCTGCAGTAGAATAAGTACCCTGAAAGTCATAAGCCCACTTAAGGAATACTGTTGCGTTGTTTGCACCAACAAGCGTAGGCTTTAACTTCTTTAAGATTTTAATTCTAGAGCTGTCACCAAAAGTTAAGCTTGGGCTGTAGTACTTAAATCGGTAAGGGTTGCCGTTGTCTTGATAGCCGACGTACTCACTAATTCCTTCTGACGTTCCAATAAGCAATGTACCGTCTTCTTGTCTTGTATAAGAAGTAAACCCTGTAGACACCCAACGTGTCACACGGTAAGACCCGTTTTCTGTTGTTCCTCGAACGTCGAAGCAGTAGGTGATGTTTTGACCCACAAACGTTAACAAATAAAAACCTTCTTCTGGACTGTAGGCAGATCTAAAGAATGTGTTCTCTGTTTGTAATCCACTAATAATATCTTTAGTAATGTTGCCTGACAGACTACTAATAGGCATAGACTTTTCTTGTATAGTTCTGCCAAAACTCTTAAGTCCAGTATGTGACAGGAACAACACATCAGTACCAGTGTACTGTACAGTGTCTCTGTCAACACAACCAACACCAGCTACAGTATCAGCCAGTGCCATTGTTGCTGGTGCTTCTGCTCCTTGGTATGCAATGATACTGTGCTTACCAAAGATAATTAACAAACCGTTATGTGCTGCTAACGCAACAACTTCATCATAACCGTCAGGCCATACTTTAGATACGTCAATAGAACCGCTAGTGCCTCCTGAAAAGTCATGCCCTATTAACAAATCAGACCAGTACACAACAGAAGAATTAGCGCCTGTACCTACAACCCAAAGACGACCATAAGCGGCACAGACTTCGTTACTTTGTACAATGCCTGCGGCACCTGAAACACTACTTAAAGTTACAACGGAAGTGCCGTCGTACACTAAAGGAGCATGGGAAGCTTGAAACAAGTACGCTTTGTCATTAAAGTTAACAATCTTCCAGTTGTCTGCTGTTATTGTATAGCTACCGGGCGTTGCATCAGTAAGCGTTGTAGTGCCTGTAAATATCTTGTTGTTTCCTGCAGACAAAACTACATTACTGCCTACACTTCTATCAAACTCTTTTATAACCCTAATAGAATTAGAGCCTAACGCTGTTTTATCAGTTGTAAGTACACTGTGACCCTTACGTGCAGCAATACGACCACGTTTGTCAATCACGGCGTTGTCTGCAATCTCTGCAAACGACGGATCTTGAGCCAGCGGTGAGTCTTCGGTATTGATACCTTTGAACGCTGGTGCTACAAGATTGATGCTACGTAGTTCTTGAGCCATATTAAATAGTCCTAAATACCATCTCTTCAGGGTGCTTAGCTGCGTCTATAGCAATAGCGTCAGACAAATATTTATCGGCAATGCTGAAGTACTCAGCAACAGATGTGCCGCCAGTCTCACCTCGTTCACGCGCAAGTAACGCTACTGCATAATGAATAACAGGTTGTGATGGAATAAGTAACGTATCTGTATTAGCACTTAGGTCACCTTGCCGTTTAACCACATCAAACCGTAAACTGTACACACCATCAGGAGTTGGCCCTACTAGTACCTGCGTATCACCACTAGCATCGAGACCATTATAGGTGTAGTACCGTGGTGTTCCTTCTGCTGCGCTGCTAATGTACAGTTGTTCGTTAAACCAATCCTTTGTTTGGTACTCCATAAACAAGTTGCTAGTGTCATTAACAACGCACATAACTTTTACGTTGTCACCGCCGTCTGTCAATGAATAGGTGTTGTCCGATGCAGTAGTAGAAATAGTAATAGTAGAACGTAAGGCTGACCAATCAGCTGATTCCTCTACCAGTTTCTTTGCATCATTAATAAAATCACCAACCATTTTATTGTAAGTAGTGCTAGTAACTGACGTGGTTTCTTCTTCACGTAAACGTCGCAATACATTGTTCATTAAATTTAAATACGTCATGCCAGCATTCCTTTTTTACGTGTTGGCGCGGGTTTACCTAATGCAAGTCTTGTAGCTTCTTGAACATAATCTATTTGTGGTGGTACTTGAGTCTTTTGAACTTGAAGCGGTTTCACTGAAGGAGCATAAGTAAATGTTTCTAAGTAGTCCTTAAATGGTACTGTTCTAGATGCAGCAGGCGGGGCAAACATACCACCAGCAGACAAAGCGGATATTACGTTTCCTGCTAGTATTTGTTGTTGTAGCTCTTCTTGTTGTTCACCATAGATTCTTTCAGACTCTTCTAAACGAGTAAGTATTTCTTCGCGTTCGTCTTCTGCTAAATCTAGTCTGCCAGTGATGTTGTCTCTAAACTGTGCAAACGCTTCGTCCCTGTCTATTTGTCCTTCCTGCAAAGCAAGAAAGTTAACATTAAATTCATTTTGCAGATCAGTAAGAGATAAACCTAGTTCTTCAAATCGACGTTGACTGTCTTCACTAAGGGCAGTTACTTGACCGTTAACATTAATTAACTCTTCTGCTAGGCTAAGGCGTTCATTAGCAGCAGCTTCAAACTGTTCTGTTGTGTACGCCCTAAAAGAAGCTAAAGCTTCGTCACTTGTTATTTGTCCTTGACGCAGCGCCTCAATGTCAACACCAACACCAGCAAACAACTCATTGATTGTTCCACCGAACGCTTCAAACTGTTGTTGCATGTCGAGACTTAACTGACTAATGTCACCGTTAGCAGCAATTAATGCTTCTTGTAACTGCCTACGTTCATCAGCTGCTAGTCCAAACTGTTCTGATGTAAACTGTTGAAACTCATCAAAGCGGTTGGCTACGTCTTCTTGCAAAGATATTAGGTCAGTACCTAGCATCTCTAGTTCAGCACTAAGTCCACCTTCTACTGCTGCAAGAGACTGGATTAGGGAAGCCTCAAGTCCTGTAATACTAGCTAGGAACTCTGCTTCTTGGTCGCTAAACTGTGTAGCAATGCCGTTAATGGCGTCGTCAAAGCGTTCGTTAAGATCAGCAAACTGTCCACTAACGTCTTCTTGAAAAGCAGTAAAGGTATCTTGAAATTCATTAAACCTAGTTGCTACGTCTGATTGAAACTCAGTTAAGTTAAACCCTAAAGTTTCTAACTCACTTCTTAATCCACCTTCTGTAGCTGCTAGTTGTTGTAGTACTGAAGCTTCAACGCCTGTAAGTTCTTCTAAAAACGCGGCTTCTTGTTCTGTAAGTTGTACAGAAAGACCATTAACAGCATCATCAATTTTAGTATTGAGGTCGTCAAACCCGGCTTGTACTTCTTCAAAAGTAGCAAAATCAAAACTGTCTATAATATTACGTACATCGTCGTCTGATAAATTTGGTATATTACTAACAGCTTCTTCAATTAACTGCCTTACTTCTTCTGGAGTAGCGCCTTCGGGTATGTCAAGGTTAGAAATTGCGTCATTTATAGCTTGTTGTATTTGACCTGTAAACTCTTCGTCTAGCTGTGCCAAGAAGTCAGCAAACAAACCTTCGACAATAGAGGTTACATCTTGGTCAGTACCAGTGTCAGTATCTGTGTCATCATCTGTGTCATCATCTGAGTCTTCGTTAGAATCTTTATCAGGGTCTTCGATTAAAGGAGGAATGTCGAAGTAGTCGTCTAAAAAGAAGTTGTACTGTGACTCTTCATCCATCAATTTCCAATTACTAGGAAGTACGCCTCCTTCTTCTTCGTAACGTGCTATCAGATCTTCCATAGAGTACTGATAGATGTCTTCTTCTAGTGCATGAAACGACAGGTCATCCAACAGTGACTGATACGTACCAGAGTTAATTGTCTCTAAACCAGTGTCCTCTAGCTGTTCTCTGGTGTATTGACCGTTAAACTCAAAGTCAATGTCTTCGCTTTCGGCTAACTGAAAGTACTCGTCTTCTGTTTTGTTGACGAAGTAGTTGTCACCTCTATGGGTAAACATAAGGGTAGGGTCTTGTTCTATTTCTTGGGTTAATGGAAGTTCAATGCCTGCTTCTGATAACACACGTTGTATTGTTGGAAGAACTGGACTACCTGAACCAAACACTGTTGTTAAAACGCCGGGTAACCAAGTAGGTAAACTAGATCCAAGAACAGAAGTTATTACACCACCAACAACTGTACCTGTTGTAGTGGCATCTGCTGTTCCTTCTAAAACATCTTTAATTGCACCAAAAACACTACTTACGGCGTTTTCAAAAATACCTTCTTCGCCTTCTTCTGAGGTGTTGTAAACTACAGCATCAAACACATCAGTGATAACACCGCCCATTGCATCAAGAACGTCTTGAACACTAGCTTCTCCTGTTAATACATCACCAATAGAATCTACAACGCCTCCTATAGCGTCGTTAACTTGACGTATTTTACCTTGGATGTCTGGTATAAAAATAACACCAGCACTAGGAAGCCAGCTTGGAAGACTAATTCCCGGAATGTAACCTTTTAAATGTTCAAATATAGTTTCAAGATTTACATCGCTTATTGATCCTATTTCGCTAATATCTACAGTAACACCTGCTCCGCCTCTAATTACCATTCCCTGAGGAACAGAAGTAACTGGAGTTGCGGCACTTGGTCCCAATAAACCTAAAGCATTTTGTTCTATTATTAAATTAGTTACTTCACCCGGATCTTCCATACCCTCAAGCGCTGCAGGGTTGTCAATCATTGTGTCAACAATTTCTTGCGCTCTGTCAAAAGACTGATTAAATATTAAGTAAGCCTCAAGTGCTGCTTCTCTTTGTTCTTGCGTAAGCGTTCTTAATTGACTTTCGTCTATAGGCGCTCCCGGCTGACCTGCTTTTGTAGTTTCAAGAAGTATTTGTAAAAGTTCACCACCAGTTTCTAAAAGATCACTTCGGCCCATTTGCGTAAAAATTCTTTGCCAAATACCAGTAGTATCCTCAAGACGACTTGCCCCTGTATTCAGCTGTTTAAAAATATCTTGGTCATCAAAACCCGGACCAATAACAAACCGTGTAGGGTCAAGAATTCTTCGAATTTGTTCAGGATCAGTAATTTCAATAATCCCAGGCGTTACTCCAAAATCACTTTCTGTTATATATTCTTGTGCTTCTGAAAGTGTAAGAAAAACTCTGTTGTTAACTACATACGCCATTTACTTTTCCCTCGACACGCCTTTGGTCTTTTCATAAGAGCGCATAGCACCTAGACCAAGCATACCCATTAGTACAGGCATCATAGTCTCTAGGTCAATCAGTGGTATAGTGACTTCAACAGCCAACAGAGCTAGTACAAAGTTGGTAAAAGGAATGACCATAAAATTACCAGTCATACCCAAGACACAGCACCAGCCTACTGCAGGTCTCCAACCAGAGACAAACAAGGACTTGTGTGCTGCTTCTACTTTGTTAACCTCTAGCTGCGCCTTAGCAAGCTCCTGAGCGTGTCTCTGAGCCATTGTAGCGACTTCATGGGCCAGCCTAGCCTTCTGGTCCTTGTCCTGTATAAACTTGTCTAGAAGCCCTG